ATTTGATAAAGTTTCATACTTTTCCCGAGTTAATGGTTAATGTCCAAGTTCATACCAAAATATTACTATAATGGGATAAACTATGCGTACTTATATACACATTATAATGCACGTATACATACGTATTGCGAGTATAGCGGCGATAATAAAGTAAATAAATACAAAAAATAAAAAGCCCCACGGGAGTGAGGCTAATTATTATTCTATAGTTTATATGTTAAGGAAGGATTAGTACAACGAACCGCCAGCGATTTTTCTTACAGCTCTTGAATAGTTATAAGACTTCTTTTCAAGGCGTCTCTTCTCAAAGCTGTCATCTTCATTCAAAGACCTAGCTAGAAGATTAGCGGCTTGTTCTTTAAGCATGCGCTTCTTACTACTCATGGATGCAGCATCATACTTCTTTTGCCATATGGCTCTTTCGCTCTCTGCCTGTTCACGCTTTGCAATCTCTTCTTGTTCAGCTTCCCATTTAGCAACATTATCTTGGTGTTGCTCTTGCGTAATTTGACCAGCATTAAGCAGGTACAATGATAGTTCAGGATTCATTTAAGAAACCTCCTTTGTTTAGTTCATTCAATTAAATAATTAATATATAATATCAAATGAAAAATAACGAAAAATCGTATTTCGGAAATCCCAAAATGAAGGGATAGGGCTATAAATAAGGATGAGTATCAAAATCCTGCAATTTTTTTAGTAAATATAACTTGGGCAAAGTTGACATATGTATTAGATTTAAGGGTGGTAGGGTAGGGAAAAAAGAAATGTATAAAAAAGTTATTATGGCAGATTTCATAGAAGAATTATCCGAATTACCTTTGGAAACGCAAGAAGCGGTTTTAAAAAATTTGTCGGAAAAGATGATACCAGTAGAAATAGAAGGGAGCGTTTTTATGGTTCATGAAGAGGTATCTAAATTAATAGATAATCTCGTTATGCAAATAAGGGAATTAAAGGTGGAGAGAAATAATTGGCAGAACAAAGAGTAATAAAAGGCGTTGCTCATTACGTCTATGAAGATTTAGACGAATTCAAAAAAACTCACCCAAATACAGTCGTTCATCCAGATTGGAGAAAGGCAAATGAGGGGGATTGGGTGTACTCTGATGATGACAGAATAGTACAGTTACTAAAAGTATCGAATGAGGTCAAGCATCACTCAGATAGAAAGAACTATAAATTTGCAAAAGGATGGGTAAGAACTATTGTCGGAAGCTTCCTTAATAGAAAAAACGTCAAAATGGATACAGACTTTGATAATCATCCCAATAGATATACATTCTCTACTAATATAAAGAATCCTTCTAATAGAGTTTATAAAAGAAAAGAAACCACAAATAAAGAAAAAGAATTTGCAACAAATGTAGTTGTAGGTATGGGTGCAGTTGATGCTTATAAAAAAGCATACTCTGAGATGGATAACCAGAAGGCTAGAAAAAAAGCAACAATATTATTAAAACAGGAAAGAGTAATGAAGGAAATAGAAAAAGGGGTACTTGATGTTGCCAAAGGACTTGGTATAGACCATGAATATATACTGAGTAAATTAAAAAATCTCGCTGATTACAGTGAAGATGACAATATCATACTACAGTCAACTAAGGAATTAGGTAAGATAGTAGGTACTTCAGGCAATACAGTTAAACAAAAAGAGATGGGTTTACTTGGTGTTTTTCAAGGGTTCTCATCTGAGCAACTAGAAGGTGCAGAAAGAAAAGAAATAAAAGGGGTGAACGATGGCGAAGAAACCAGTACATGATTTAAGAACGGATGACGATGGTAATATAATAAGTTGTCCAAAATGTAACGCAAGGTCTATGAGAAAGGACGGATGGGTATACCGTTCTAAGTCAAAAAGGCAACAATGGTATTGTAATGCGTGTGGAAGAAAGACTCTGAATCCAGTAATTGTAGAGGATGCTCCTTTCATAATAAAGAATAGAGAGAGGATAGACTCTATGCCTATAGAAGAGATAATAGAGCATAGAAAAAAACAATATAAGCATAAGATAGGAGCTCAAAATAGCAGGCAGCTGGTCAATATACATATACAAGTAGACGGGCCAATAGGGATTGCTCACTTTGGAGACCCTCACGTTGATGATGATGGAACTGATTTATCTCAGATTATTCATTACATGAATGTCATAAATAATACAGAAGGGATGTTCGCAGGAAACCTAGGGGATATTCAAAATAATTGGATAGGTAGACTTACTCACCTGTATGGTCAACAAGGAACATCTGCAAAAGAATCGTGGAGACTAGCTGAGTATTTTGTCAATAAATTAAATTGGCTATATCTCGTAGCTGGTAATCACGATGTATGGAGTGGAGATGGAGACCCATTGGAATTTATTATGAGAGACCATAAAGGTCTTTATCAAAGATGGGGAGCGAGAATGAATCTTATATTCCCTAATGGCAAGGAGGTAAGAATAAATGCAAGGCACACTTTTAAGGGTAATAGCATATGGAATACTGCTCACGGTGTTGCTCGTGCAGCTCAAACTGGCTGGTCTGACCATATTCTTACTTGCGGACATACTCATGTTTCTGGTTATCAGGTGATAAAAAATCCTGCTAGTTCATTAATAAGTCATGCATTACAAGTGGCTTCTTTCAAAATAATAGATAACTATGCAGATAAATTAGGATTAGATGATAAAAATATATTTAATTGCCCAGTTACGATTATAGACCCTCGATATGATGACCATGACAATAGATTGATAACTACAATTTTTCACCCAGAGACAGCTTCAGAATATTTAAAGTATCTTAGAAGTAAATAACTTAAATTAATATATGGAAAATAAATTAATAGACCAGTTTATTCTTGGCGAAGATTATGTAAAAGAATTAAGAATGAATCATCAATGGGTTGATAGAGCTATCAGCTCTGGATTAAGGCTTGGTAATAAATCAGTGTATACAATGACCTCTGAAGTTGGTGGGGAACATATAGTATATCCAACTGTAAGAAGAAAAAGAGACAGCTCAGGTAATCCAATAAATCAACTTGAGCAATTAACAGAGGAAGATGCTTTAAGGTTTACTTTGGAAAAAAAAGATTATATACGAGCTCCGTCAGCTGCATCAGCTGAATATATATCAAAGGGATTATCGAATTATCAAAAATATAGAAATACTAAAGAAACTAAATAAAAATGAAAAAGAAAAATTCATATACAAAACATGACATAAGAAGAGGTATAAAAAACTTAGAAGATTCTATCTTGTGGATGTCTCAAAGAATAAGAACATTTGAAACTGTATTTAATGATTATATAGAAATGCAAGAAAATGAAGATAAGTTTAAAGATTTTTTAGATGGCAAATATAAACAGCCAGAACATAAGCAAAGCTGAAGAAGCTCTTCAATTAGCTCATAAAGACCTAATATCATTTGGTAAACTTTTCCTACCAGATGATTTCCTAAGAAGCGAAACCCCATTTTTCCATTATGAAATAGCTGATGCTATTGATGATAAGAATGTTAAGCAAACTGCAATTATCATACCAAGAGGTCATGGAAAAACTGTATTAACTAAAGCTTCTATTGTTAAAGACTTTGTTTTTGCAACAAAGGATAATTTTTTATTTTATGCTTGGGTTTCTGCTACACAAAAGCTTAGTGTTGGGAATATGGACTACATTAAACATCACCTAGAGTTTAATGATAGAATAAAATATTATTTTGGCCCAATGCGAGGTAAAAAATGGACAGAAGAAGATATCGAGCTTATTAATGGATGTAAACTCATTAGTAAAAGTAATGTTGCAGGAATTAGAGGAGGAGCCAAACTCCACAAAAGATACGACCTTATCGTTCTTGACGACTTCGAGCACGAAGCAAACACCATCACAAAAGAAGCTAGGGATAAGAATGCTAATCTGGTTACCGCTGTTGTATATCCTGCTATTGAGCCTCATACTGGTCGGTTGCGTGTTAATGGTACTCCCGTACATTATGACTCTTTCATTAACAATCTTATTAACAATTACAACAAGTCTAAAAAAGATGGAAAAAAGTTTTCTTGGAGGGTTATCACTTATAAAGCTTTATTGGATGAAACTACTCCTTTATGGGAATCGTTTTTTCCAATCTCAAAAATAAGAGAAAAGAAAAAGTTTTACGAAGATTCTGGTCAGCCTCAAAAATTCTTTCAAGAATACATGATGGAGGTTATGAGTGAAGAAGATGCTATCTGGAGAAGAGAACATATAAGATATTGGGATGGATATTACAAACATGAAGATGGAGTTAATTATATTGTTAAGGACGGTGAGGAGATACCAGTTAATACATTCATAGGATGTGACCCAGCTACGGATATAGATACAAAGCATTCTGATTTTTCTGTTATTACAGTTATAGCTATAGATGCTAATAATGAATTATATGTATTGGAATACGAAAGACATAGAAGTGTTCCCACCATTGGTTCAAAGAGCCCAGATACAGGTGAGATACTTGGTAAGAAGGGAGTGGTTGATATGATATTAGAATTGCATCAAAAATATAAATGTATATCTTCAACCGTTGAGGATGTAGCTATGAATAGAAGTATATTTCAAGCTCTAAATGATGAAAGAAGAAGGCTAAATAAGTACGATATTGCAGTAATTCCTGAAAAACCTGGCGGAACACAGAAAAGAAATCGCATTTATTCGGGACTTTCAGCTCGTTTTAGCACAGGAACAGTGCATTTGAGGAAAAATATGTTTGATTTGATTAACGAAATCCTTACTTTCGGCCCGAAAATGGCTCATGATGACACGATTGAGAGCCTTTATTACGCACAAGTTCATGCTTTTCCACCAAATATGAAAAAAGACGAAGACAAGAAAAGGTGGTTCAAGCCTAGAAAAAAAGCAAAAAGTTGGTTAGTAGCATAAGGAGTAAAAATGCCTAAAGTTGGTAAAAAAATGTTTAAGTCAGTAAAGAAAGCAAAAAAAGTAGCTAAAAAAACTGGCAAAAAAATGGTTAAAACAAAGAAGAGGTACTAATGCCTAGATTTGGAAAAAGAAGTAAAAGAAGACTAAAAGGAGTAGACTCTCGACTAGTTAATGTTCTTAATGAATTAATAAAGATTATGGATGTAACCATCATAGAAGGACTTCGGAGTAAGGAGCGGCAAGAGCAATTATTAGCACAGGGGAAAACTAAAGTTAAGTATTCCAAACATATGGAAGGAAAAGCTGTTGACCTCGCTCCTTACCCGATAGACTGGAATGATAGAGAAAGGTTTCACTATATGGGTGGTATGCTCAGAGGGATTGGACATCAATTAGGATTGAAGATTCGCTGGGGAGGAGACTGGGACAGTGATGGTGAAATAAAAGATAATAAATTTGATGATTTAGTTCATGTGGAGATAAGAGATTAAAATGGCTAGGGTAAGTAATAAAAATAAAGCTCAAATAAATAAACAAATATGGGATAAGTCAAATAATTCTCATAGGCAAAGATGGCAAAGCCTTAGTCAAAAAGGTTTTGATTTTTACCTAAACGAGCAATTAACAAAAGAAGAAAAAGAATCATTAGAAGAATCTGGAATGCCTACATTTATTATAAATAGGGTAACTCCAATTATTGAGATAATGAAATATTTTGTTACCGCTAATGACCCAAAGTGGAAATCAGTTGGAGCAACTGGTGATGATGTAGACACAGCTCAAGTTCATTCTGAAATTTCAGATTACTGCTGGTATCTATCAAATGGAAAATCTCTATACAGTCAAATTGCATTAGATGCTCTTACAAAAGGAATTGGATATTTTTTAGTAGATGTAGATAAAGACGCTGATAGAGGAATGGGGGAAGTTAGGTTCAGTAGGTTAGACCCTTATGATGTATTCGTTGACCCAGCTAGTCGTGATTTTTTATTTAGAGATGCAAATTTTATACAAGTTAGAAAAAATATAGCTCGTACAAGATTAATTAATATGCTCCCTGAGTTTGAATCAAAGATAAAAAAAGTAAGCAAGGGAACTGATGTGGTGTCTTACTCAGAAAGAGATGTAGTTGGGGAAAGTATTCAGCCAGAAGATATTACTATGGGTGTTAATTTAGAAGCTGAAGATGATGATATTATACCTTACTATGAGACATATTCTAAGAAAAAGTTTCCATATTATAATGTATATATAAAAGTTACTCCATCTCCAGCTGAAATGGATGTTATTAGAGAAGCAGTTGCTAAAGAATTGCAAGATTTTCAAAGAGAAATAGAAGTTGGTTTAATGGAAAAACAAATCCAAATTGAACAGGCAGTTCAAGCTGGCGAGATTATTCCAGAAAGAGGTCAGCTAGAAATTCAAAAGTCTCAAGAAATGGCTCAACAAGCTTTAAAAGAAAAAGAAATGGAGTTAACCGCTAGAGCTCAAGACGAAGCAACTATTATTACTCAACAGGTAATGTCTGAATCTGATTACAAAATATTATCATCTGATGAAGTGGCTAGCCAGACAATAGTTGATGCAATAAAATTCTTTCAAAATAGAATAGTTCAAACATGTAGCGCAGGCGATGATGTATTTCTATATGAGTATATACTTCCAATAGACGAATATCCAATCGTACCTGTTCCGTATATGTATACTGGGACTCCATATCCTATGAGTGCAGTTACTCCGTTGATAGGAAAACAACAAGAAATAAATAAAGCTCATCAGATAATGCTTCATAATGCAAACTTAGCATCTAATCTTAGATGGATGTATGAGGAAGGGTCAGTTCCAGAGGATGAGTGGGAAAGATATTCTTCATCTCCCGGTGCATTGTTAAAATACAGGTCTGGATTTACTCCACCAACTCCAGTTCTGCCAGCTCCTATAAATAACGCTTTTTACACTGTGGTGCAAGAAGGTAAAGCTGATGCAGAATATATAAGCGGGGTTCCTTCGGCTATGATGGGATTTACAAATGAACAAGCTGAAACATATAGAGGATTACTTGCGAATGATGAATTTGGAACTAGGAGATTAAAAGCTTGGATGGGCTCTATAGTAGAACCTTCGTTAGAACATCTAGGAAGAGTATTCCAAAGAGTTGCTCAAAAACACTACACAGTAGAAAAAGTATTTAGAATTGTTCAGCCTGAAGCTGGGCAAACTCCTCAAGAGCAAGAAAAAGAAGTTAAAATCAATATCCAAATATATAATGACTTTGGAGATGCGATTGGAAAATATAAAGATTATGCAAGCGCAAGATTTGATGTCAGAGTAGTAGCTGGAGCTACAATGCCAGTGAATAGGTGGGCATTATTAGAAGAGTATTTCAAATGGTTCCAAGCTGGATTAATAGATGATATAGCTATGATAGCTGAAACCGATATAAGAAATAAAGAACAAATTGTTGAGAGGAAATCATTATACTCTCAAATGCAATCTCAAATAGAACAAATGGAAGAGTCCCTTAAAGACAGTCAAGGTACTATAGAGACACTTGAAAGACAGTTGGTGCAAGCTGGTATTAAAATGAAAGTTGGAGCAGCTTCTAATGAGATTAGAAAAGATGTACTCGAAACAGAATCTCAACAAAAACTCTTACGAGGAATGTTGAAAACTGAGTTTGAAAAACAACGAGCACAAATGAAAATGGACAGAGAATCAGCTAAGCAAGATATAAAAGATAAATCTTGATATTTTGATTGAATGTTCATTAATTTAATAATAACTCTAAAATAGGAGATTAGTATGTCAGAAGAAGTAGGTAACGCTGCTGAAGCCCCCGAACCGTCAAACGTACAAGATAGTGTAATGGATATGACATCTGAGAATTTTTTTGAATCTTTAGATGCTCAGGTCAATTCCGCTATAATTGAACCTTCTCAACCAACCTCGGTACAAAGCGATAACACGCATTCGAGCCCCAATGAAGAAGTTCAGGAACAGGAAGTATCTAGTGAATTGGATACTTTGCAAAAAAGGTATAGTGATTCAAGTAGAGAAGCAAAAAGACTAAACGGAAAACTTTCCGAATTAGAACCTTACATGCCAATACTTGATGCTATGCGAGAAGACCCCAATTTGATTACTCATGTGAGAAATTATTTTGAGGGTGGAGGTCAAACCCCACAAACAATGACTGAAAAGCTGAATTTAGGAGAGGACTTTGAGTTCGATGCTGACGAAGCTTTTTCACAACCTGATTCTGATTCAGCGAAAGTATTATCAGCAACCGTTGATGGATTAGTCCAACGAAGGTTAAATAGTGCTTTACAAGGGCAACGTGCAGAAAATGAAAAATTAGCAAAAGAAACTGCTTTCAGACAAAAGCATCAGCTTGACGATGAACAATGGTCTCAATTTGTTGATTATGCAAAATCTAAATCGCTTGAACTTGATGATATTTACTTTTTAATGAATCGAAAGAATAGGGATGAAAAAATTGCTGAAGGTGCAAGGAAAGAAGTTCACGAAAAGATGCGTGAAGTTCAACAACAACCGGGTACTTTAGCAACGCAAGGAAGCGTTCAAACCGAACAATCTCCAGACGATTCAGTCTTTGATGCCATTTTGGGTTCGACCAACGAACTAGAAAAGGCTTTTAGTATTTAAAATATTAGAAGCCATAATCCTTAAATAACGAGGTTAAAAATGGCTGACATTTTTACATTAGGGAATTACGGAAACCCCCCGCATAGTGGTTCGGGTGATTCCGGTTCATCCCCTTCCACAGGCGACTTAAGGAGAAAATATAATTTCGGAGATAGAGTTTCTGAACTAGCAATAGCTCAAGACCCTTTCTTCCGATTTGTATCTAAAGTCGCTAAAAGTCCAGTTGATGACCCTGAGTTTAAGTTTACCGAACGCAGGGGTTCATGGCATAAGAGGTACGCATATGTAGAAAATAGTGATGCAGGGTCAACAGGCTCTGGTGATAATGGGACTATCCCAGCAGACTCATTAGCTGCTAATTCCATTTACTATTTTAAAATGGGTACTGATTATAAGTACAAAGGTAACGTAAGTAATGTTTTGGGAAGTTCTAACGGCAAACAAATTGGAGCGGCTGATACGCTTCCTCAATTCTTTGTTGTAGACTCTATTGTTAAAATCCCACTTAATACTAGCTCTTTAGCGGCTACATCAACTTCTTCTGATACAGTAGTATCTGGAACAACTGATGATTATGCTTTAATTAAAGTTGAGGGGATTGAAACAAGTGGTAACTACCAAATCATTAAAGGTAGAGTTGTTAAGGCTCCAGCTGATTCAACTATTGCTCATTATTGCGCTTCATATTGTAATACATATAGAAGTGGCTCAGCTGGCTCTAGGAAACCTTCTGAGTTGACTGTAGCTGAACTAAATAGCATGAAGATTGCTACTGAGCTTGAGCAAATGAGAAGTTATGTAGTTGGAACTGCACATGGTCAAGGTACTGGTTACCCTGAAACATGGAAAGACCAACCTTTCTCAACTGCTTACGGGCTAACTCAAATTTGGAAAACAGCTATGGCGATGGATAACACAACACGTGCTACCGTCCTCAAGTATGATGCAAATGAGTTTGCACGAATCTGGCGTGAAAAGTTAATTGAGCATAAATGGGATATCGAACAATCATTATTGTTTGGTTCTCAGGGCACTGTAGATGGAGTCCAATATACTCAGGGAGCTGTTGATTATTGCCTATCATTTGGTAATATCTTTAGTGGAACTGGTATGGGTGGTTCAGGTGCAAAATCTCAAGATGATTTTCTTGATGATATGTCTCAATTCCTTGACCCTAGATACAATAACGCTAACGCCACATTATTTATGGTTCCAACTGATGTATATAATTGGTTGCATAAATTAAGTGGATATTTCTCAGCAAATGTTCAAAAGG